AATAATTGGTCACAATTAGTTACTACTTTTATTGGTGTTTATAATATTGATCTTGCAACACAATCGTGGTAATAAAATGAAAAAATATATAACAGAATTTACAAATATCAATCGTAGCTATGATCATCATAATCGTGATAGCAATCTACAACAAGTAGTAGAGTGTAGAGTAAACAACGCAGCCTACTTACCAAAACGTGCTAATCCTACTGATGCTGGTGCAGATCTACGCAGTACCGAAAATTTAGATATTTATCCAAATGAAACAAAACTTGTTGATACTGGTGTAGCGGTAAAAATTCCAGAAGGCTTTGCTGGGTTCGTATTTAACAGATCGGGACAAGGTAAAAAGGGAATTATTTTACTTAATTCAGTAGGCGTTATTGACAGTGATTATCGTGGAAATATAAAAGTAGCACTAAAAAATATTAGTGATGACAAGTATGAAATTAATATTGGCGATAGAATTGCACAACTAGTAATTATTCCAGTAATTATTTGTGATTTTGTTGACAGTTGGAACGATACAAAACGTGGTACTGGAGGATTTGGTAGTACCGGACAATAGGAGAAATTATGCAAGTAAGCACACGCGCACAAGTAATTACTAGACGAACTTATAATCGTCCTACTAGTGATGATGGTAAACAATTTGAAAACTGGCAACAAACTGTTAGACGAGTTAAAGATCATCAACACTGGTTATGGGAGCGAGCTGTAGGACGTCAGCTCTTTTTCAATGAAGTAGAAGAACTAGATCAACTAGAAAAGCTAATGCTAGAGCGCAAGGTATTAATGGCCGGACGAACACTTTGGCTAGGTGGTACTACAGTGGCACAAACTCGTGAAGCCAGTCAATTTAACTGTAGTTTTACACAAGTAGAAACAGTATACGATGTAGTAGATTGTTTATGGTTATTATTACAGGGTTGTGGAGTTGGATTTAAACCTATTGTAGGCACACTAAATGGATTCTCAAAACCAATTAAAAATATTCAAGTTGTTAAGAGCCAACGAACTGCTAAAGGAGGACTTGAACACAATGTTGAAACTTGGGATCCAACAACAAAAACTTGGACAATTCAGGTTGGAGACAGCGCAGAAGCGTGGGCCAAGTCTATTGGAAAGCTTCTTGCGGGCAAGTATCCTGCTACTACTCTTGTACTTGATTTTAGTCAACTAAGACCAGCTGGAGAAAGGTTAAAAGGATATGGATGGATTAGCAGTGGTGACAGTGCTATCTCAAAAGCTTATGTTGCAATTGCCAACATACTTAATGGTAGGGCTGACAGCCTTCTTACTAGGATGGATATTCTTGACATTATTAATCATCTTGGAACGATATTATCTAGTCGTAGATCGGCTGAAATCGCTCTTTTTGACTATGGTCAGCCGGAATGGCAAGAATTTGCCATAGCTAAAAAAGATTTTTGGCTATATAATCGCGAACATCGTCAGCAATCAAATAACAGTTTAGTATTTAAAGAAAAGCCAACACGTCAAGAGCTAAAAGAGATTTTTAATCTTATGCTAGAGGCTGGTGGCAGTGAGCCAGGATTTATTAATGAACAAGAAGCTCTTAGACGTGCTCCGTGGTTTAAAGGAGCAAATCCCTGTGTTGAAATCTTGTTGGGTAACAAAGCCTTCTGTAACCTTACGGAAACGGATATCTCCAAGTTTAAAGGTGACACCGCAGGATTACACGATGCGATCAGATTGGCTGCCAGGGCAAATTATCGTCAGACCTGTGTTAATCTTAAAGACGGGATCTTACAAGAAGCTTGGCACCTTAACAACTATTTCTTACGTCTCTGTGGAGTAGGTTTAACAGGTATTGCAATGCGTCCTGATATGACTAGCTATGACTATGAATATTTAAAGCGCACAGCCACATCAAGTGCCATTTCAATGGCAGATGAATTAGGCTTACCAAGACCTAAAAATGTTACTTGTATTAAGCCATCTGGTACGCTTAGCAAAATCATGGATTGTACAGAAGGTGTACACAAACCACTAGGTAAATACATTTTTAACAATGTGCAATTTAGTACATACGATCCAATGATTCCTATACTTCGAGATGCTGGTTATAGGGTAATTAATCATCCTACAGATCCAACTGGCGTCTTAGTAACCTTTCCAGTAGAGTGGAAAGATGTGCCTTTTCATAAAGATGGTAATAAAGAAGTCAATCTTGAAAGTGCTGTTTATCAGCTAGAAAGATATAAATTATTACAAACTAGCTGGACACAACAAAATACTAGTGTAACTATTAGTTATGATCCTAGTGAGGTTACAGAAATTATAGATTGGTTGCTAAATAACTGGGACTGCTATGTAGGTGTAAGTTTTATTTATAGAACTGATCCTACTAAAACTGCTCAAGATTTAGGTTATTTATATCTGCCACAAGAAGTTGTGGACGAGAAAACATATAAAGATTATATTTACAATCTAAAAACAATTGATATAGAAAGTGCTAACAGTTTTGACGAATTGTTAGATGATGAATGTGCTACTGGAGTTTGCCCCGTAAAATGATTGATACAGATAAAGAAATTTTAACACTAAGATTAACTGTAAACGAGATTAATAGTATATTAGTGTCTCTTCAAGAATTACCGGCTAAAATTTGTAATCCATTAACTAGAAAGATACAGATTCAAGCTAATGAACAATTAGAAGAACTAAATAAAGATGAAGAATCTGATAAAGATTCTGCTCCAACTTTAGAAGTAGTAAAATAAAAAAAGCCCGCATTTAGCGGGCTTTTTTTATAGTGTAGTATCTAATAAACTATCTTGTTCATCAATTGTCATATCACCCATATCATGTAATTGACCAAATACATCAATTAATATATCACGGTAAGGTTGATCTACCATATGTAAATCAAACAAGTAAACATCTAAGTGATCATTTCGCAATAATTCAGCATGATACATAAACTGACCAAATGCCTCTAGTTCTTCGCTAATATTATTGTTCGCATAATCTTCTATTACTTGTGCAATAATCATTCTATCTGTATGTGGAATAATACCTTTTTGAGCCAATTTTACTAATTGTAGTGCTTTTGATTCACGCTCTCTCATAATTTGATCACGTTTAGCACTACTCCAACTATAACCGCCATCTCCACCCCAAAGATCCCAAGCTACGCGACCTTTACTAGGAAATCCGTCTTCACCACTATTAAATCCAGTTGCACGTTTATCTACTTCATGTCTACTAAAAAAACTATACATACGTAATACTGTACTAGCTGATAAGGGTTCGCGATCTTTTAGTTGATTAGCCCTGGCTAGGCCAACAAGCGTACCTCCAGGCTTACCTTCTTCTTTCCACTTAAGTGCACGACGAGCAGCACTAGCCATGCCGCTGGTTGGTTTATAAGTTTTAGCCATATTATTGTTTCATCCTATTATCATCCATAAATTTTATTTGATCTACAAGAGCATCAGCATCGGTTTTAAAATTTTGAAACTCTGCTTTACTAATAGTTTTATTAAGATCTTCTAGTAATTTTTGAGCTGTTGAATTATGCTGTGCTCTAGCAGCATACAGCCATCTAAAAGAGTTCTTTTTATCATTAGTTTTAAGATAATATTCTCCAAGTTTTAACATAGCACTAACATTTTTCTTCATACCCGCTTCTTTTAAATCGTTTAATATATTATCTATTTCTTGTGGACTACTAGTAGGATCATTAAAAATCATTATAGCATATCTTTCTTGGGCTTTTTCGTTTACTTTGGCAGCATTTTTTACAAATTCTAATGCTGTAGAGTAGTTATTATATTTTTCGCATAAATCAGCAATATTTAGAGCTTGATCACTATCAACTTTAAAACAAAACTCTTTAAATATTGCTACAACATAGGCTTGTAGTTCTTGAGGAATTAAATCTTTTAAACCAATACTAATAAGTTCATCTAATGCAGATTTATCTTGCTTAGTTATTCGCCACATTAATACTCTAGTAGCTGGACCAAAGTTTTTATTACGTTTAAAATTTTGAGCATCGGCTAGAGTTTTATTTCTAGCCGCCTGATCATTTAATACAGCAGCTACAAGTTCTTTATGACTTTTAGCTGCTGTATTATTTTTAATTTTTGGTGCTTTATTTAAATTAGGATTAGGTTCTGCATAAGGGAGTACTATACTCCATATTTCCATTGGATCAACATTTTTAAATTCTTGTTTACCACGACTAATATATTCGTATTCTTTTAATTTACCTTTTACTAGACTATAAACTGCTTCAGTCATAGTAACACCACTATAATCTGCTAAGCTTTCTGTACGAGCAGCAAGATTAACAGCATCACCCATAAGATTAGTTCCATAAATCCAAACTTCTCCTATATGTATGCCTATACGCCAACGCATACCATTATTTAAAGTATGCATTTCATTTTGCATTTCTACTCCAAACTTAACAGCATCAACAGCACTACTAAATTCAATTAATACGCTATCACCACCAGTATTAAATAGTCTTCCTCTATGCTTACTAATTAATAAGTCTATTTTTTCACGACATTTATCTAGTTTTTGTAGTGTGCCTATTTCATCTTTTTGCATTAAACTACTATAACCAATTACATCGCTACATATAATTGTTGCTAATTTAGTATTCATAATTTATCTAGGTTCTTTTAATAATTTATTTACTTGGTCCCAGAGAGCAGTTATTTGTCTATCGTAGTTTTTTTCTAAATAATCTAATCTTACTTTTAGTGTAACTGCATAGGCAGCTATTGCAACTATTCCAGCACCTAAAAACCATAGTTTACCTACTGCTTCTGTAACTGTTTCCATAATTATTTAATTCCTATAGGCCATTATAATATCTTTACATAATTTACTACGAACAATATCATGATCCATAAATCTAACAACTTCTATACCTTTAATATGTTCTAGTCTTTTAGCAGCATCTTCTAGTCCGCTATTATGAATATCACTTTGCTCCTGATCTCCACTAACTATTATTTTACAGTTTTTACCTATTCTACTTAAGATCATTTTCATTTCTTCACAAGTAGCATTTTGTGCTTCGTCTAGTAAGACTATGCAATCATCAAAAGTAGTTCCTCGCATAAATCCCAATGGCTTAGGTTCTATATCACCTTTATTAAGTGCATATTCATAAAATCCAGCTCCTAAACTACGAGTAAATATTTCGTTAAATGGTTCTAAGTATGGTAAATATTTTTCTTCTAATGTACCAGGTAAAAATCCTAATCCTTTACCAGTTTCAACATTTGGTCTAGTTAATATAATTTTTCTTATACGTCTGTGATATAGTTCACCGGCTGCATAGGTTGCTGCAATATATGTTTTACCTGTACCTGCACTACCTATACCAAAAATTATATCATTATTATGTATTGCCTGTAAATAAGTTTCTTGAATATAATTCAATGGTTTTATATCTCTAAAACCAAAATCTATGGGTATTACATTACGTTGCTTTTTTGCACTGCTTTTGCCCATATTAATTCCTATTAAGTTAGTCAAAGATTACTTCTTATCCGGTACTTTATTACCTTCTAATTTCTCATGAATCTTAACTTCCTTACAAACTTGTTCCGGCTTACCTTCTTTATTTAAAATTGGTTTACCATCCTTTACTTTATCAATACAAGCTTTTTCTTTTTTAGCATCTTCTTTCTTACTAGGAGCTTTTTCTTCTTTTTTAGTAGGAGGTTTTTCTTCTTTTTTAACAATAGTTTCTGATGCTAATGTATTAGTTACTAAAAAAGTTGATACTAGTATTGCTAATAAAGTTTTTGACATATTTACAACCTTTATATTTCTGGAAATTGTGGTTGTGGTGGCTGTGGTTTGCCTCCAAAACCAACACTTACTTGATTACCACCATTTGTACCTATATTAACACCAGTACTACCAACTGTAATTGTAGGCATTGTTGTAGGCGATGGGCTAGGTGGACGATCCCAACCTTTGTTTGCAGATTTTAATGCTTCTTTTTGTGCTTCTTTATCCCCATGTGCTAACATAATACCACTAAGTGTACCTGTTAAAAATGTAGCAATAGGAATTATAAGTTCAAAAAATTTATTATCTACAGGACTCATACCATTCATTGGTTGAGTTACAAATATTAAACTGTAAAGTACAACAAACACAATACCAAATAATGTTAAGGCTAGTGTCATACCTATAAAAAATTTAAGTCGAGCCATTAACTCGTCTTCAGTATAACGTGGACCACTCCATAAATCTTTAATCATTTACAATCCTTTTGCTTTGGTCGCCATTGATTATTGCTAATACGTTCTTTTTCATAAGGTGTTAAATCTTCCGGGCACGTACCATTAGCATTACAGTAAGGTTTTTTACATACTTTGTGTTCCCAATTATCTGGATTTTGACATGGATAACGATACATATCACTACAACTAACTAAAAATAAACTTATAATTAGTAATATTAATGGCATAATTTAGCCCTTTACTTTTCTTTTACTAGTAGAAACTTTTGCACTAGACATTAATATTGTTTTATTATGATGTTGCACAGATATAACTAAAATTATTAAAGATACATTAATTATAGTTATTAATATCCATGCTAATTTCATGCTAATTTGATAATCATGCTCTAGCCTAGTATAAACATTTTTTGTAAATTTATCAATAGTATTCATTATTTCATTTTTATGTTTAGTATAATCTTCTCCAAACATAAATATTTGAGCTTGTGTATAATGAAATTGTTGTACATCCCAATTTTGTTCTATTTTACCTTGACTTATAGAATCAAATGCTTTCACTTCTAGTATGGCTAAATTATTACTTAAATTTTCCGATTTAAGTATAAGATCTAATTCATTATTAGAAAATCCAAATGCTTTTACTTTATCTTTAAAACTAATTTTTACATTATCTTTATTTGCTTCTTCACCATTTCTTATTTTAATAATATTTTCAAATCTTTTTTTCCACTGCTCATCTTTTGTAGTAACATAATATCTAGCATAATTAGTAAGATTATCACTACTATCAGACATTTCATTTGCTATAACCATAGCATTATTTAAATGATTTAATTGTGTTTCAGCAGTTTTAAAAATACTCAATAAAATTAAACTACATATAAAAATAATTGCTGCTAATATAAAAGGCGTTTTAGAATAATCTAAAATTTTATTAATTATTTTCATTATGTTATCCATTTCATAATAACTTGTAATATTTGTTTTACTTCAGCCTGATAATTTGTTAGTATAAGTAAAACAAAGCCTAACCCAGCTGTATGAATTTTTTTATCTGCTGGTGGTGTAGCTGATTGTTCAGGTGCTTTTACAGACTTGGTTGGCATAATATACGCCCCTTATTTTAGCTTAATATATGCAAGCAATGTTCGTAATGCTTTTTTCTATCCTCTAATCCGATTGTTCCACCATTAATGCGTTTTGTAAGTGTAACTATATCCTGCTTATCAGCCCACTGATTTAAATTGTTTGATTCCCAAAACCAGCATGCCGACTGTGCAGCACCTTCAAAGGTTTCCATATATTCACTAGCCTCTTCCGGACTAATCTGTAAACTAGCAGCAAACCAACTATAATTCTCTCTACCAGTTACTTGTATTAATCCACGCCCACAAAATCGCCAACCATCTCCTGATTCTTCAGGACCATTACCCATACGATTAGCGTAAACTCTGTTAGCAATTTTTTCAGGTTGTTTCTCATATTGCTGTGCCAATGCATCTGTGGGAAAATACTTAGGAAAAACTTTACGCAGGCTTGCCCATTTATAGTTCAAATTCTCTTTAATAAAAACAAAACCACCAGATTCATGAGCACATTGTGCTAAGAAAGCTGCTATACGATCTGGTGTGTTAATTTCATATTGTGGTAATAATTGTTGTAGTGCAGTATACCAGTAGCTAACATATTTGTTTTTAGGAATAATTTGCTGTAATTGTTGTTCTGTTAGTTCCACTACTTCTCCTTGTTAAATATACGTTGCTGTGTTGTATACCACTCTATCCATGCACTATTATTGCCACTGCAAATATGATATTCCATATAATTATCTACTATAATTTTAGTAAGCTCACTTAGCTGTACAGCTTGTGGTGCTTCTTTAAGCGGCTTACAATGCTCTAGTAGCGGTTTAGGTGCGTCTGGAAAGCGTTGTGTTACTGGAACCGTCGTAGCACAGCCCCCTAGTATTAGTGCTAATGTAATAACATATTTCATTGTTTTACAGCCTTGTTATGCGCTTCTACAACTGATTCTGGTATTTTACAATTTTCATCTATTACCAGTTTTTCTCGATCTATATATTTTACAATTTCATTGCCCTGCACACGTACTATTTCACGTTTAGTAACTACTTTTTCTACTATCTTAGTATTTTCTTTAGCGCTTTTAGCTTCAACTACCGCTAATTTGGCTTCTACCTCTTTAACTTTAGCCAACCAGTGATCATTATTCCAATTTGCACCAGTCATAAATATTGCTAGTGAAAATACTACAATACTAGCATAGTGTATTAATTGAGCTTGTGCTAGTTTTATGTATCTGCTTATTAAAAATACTAACAAGGCTAGTATAGCTAAGGTTGGAAAAAACCAACTAGGAATAAAATTTAATATAAACATTATGTTGGCCAAACAAATTCAGGTAACTTTTTATATATTTGTTCCATTGAACCAGGCATTTCTATTTCGTAGTTATCTACTTTATTTATCCAATCTGTTATAATTGCCCATACTTGATCGCGTAATTGCATACAGTATAATGCTTCTTCTTTATAAGTAATATTAGTAGAGTTAGCATAAGATACACAAGATACTACATTGTCGTATCCACGCTGCTGTGCAAACTTATCAAGCTGTTTACTTATTTCACTATTTATTACATCTTTTATATGTAACCAAGTATGACTATTAACTTCAAGTTTTACATAAATATTTTTTTCACCGTGATTTATAGTAGCAACAGCTAAATCTGGATTAGTAACTACATGTTGAAAAGAATTAATAATAGGATAATTTACAATTATTTTGTAAAAGCCTAAATCTTTTATTTTCTGTTCGGACTTTAAAAATAGCTCTTGTGTATTATACTCTATATTATTAAAAATAAAATTATTTAAATACGATATTTCTGTTAGAGTATTATCAGGGTTTATATAAACCCATCGTGCTGGTTGATATGGTACAGAACTAGGACCACCAGTATTAGGTATTGTTGATGTTGTCATATTTTAACTCTAATTAAATTGCATTACTACTTTTCCTGCTCTTCCAGGTCCGCCTCGCCAATAATATGAGTCTCTTACAGCATACCTTGGTGTACCACCAATTCCATGAGTACCATCACTATTAGGAGGACTATTAGATACTCCACTACTACTAGTACTTCCTGATCCAAGATATACTTTATTTGCTCCGCCACCACCACCACGTCCACGATTATTACTACTTTGATCCGACGTGATTCTTGGCCCAATATTTCCTCGAAATGCTCCGCCACCACCACCACCTGAATTAGCATAGCTTGAAAGACCGGCACTTGCTAATGAATCATGTCCAATATTTATTTCTGGAAATAATCCAATTATAGTTGCTTCTGGAACATCACTGGTATTTCTAATAGTATTTTGATTTGTATTAGACCATCTACCTGCTTGTTCTACACTAGTTACTGAGCCAGATGCTGTAACCGAACCTAAACCATGAGCAGTAGTAGTGGCTCCAGTACCGCTAGCCGAAATAAGTGGAGCACTTGCTCCATCACTACCACCGCTACCACCGCCAGCTCCAGAAATTCCTCCACTCGCGTTTACAGATCCACCACCCCCACCTCCGCCAGCTATTAATACACAAATATCTTTAGCAAGATTAGTTTGATTGAAGTAGCCTTCCCCCCCAAAAACTTCTCTAAAATATTTTTGTGTAAGACCAGTTAAAAAACCACCTCCACCAACGGTAGCACCTTGCCACTCAGACCATGCACTATTATATAAACTTTTACCACCAGTAGTTTTAGGATAACCTACAGCTCCATAGCTAGGTCCACTTAATAACCATACTGCAGTTCCCATTCCTCCTACACCAGCAGTCCATAGATCTGTAGCTCCACCCCCACCTAAACCTATCCAACAGTATAATAAATCTCCAACTCTAACCGTTCTACCAGTAGCAGGGTTAACTGTTGAATTAACTGTTAAAGTAGTAGTAGCATAACCACCAGCACCACCATAACCACCATAGGAATCATACCAACTACCACCACTACCACCGCCACCACCCCATGCTTGTATTGTTACTGTAGTACAATTTGGTGGTATTTGATATATTTTAAGTGGCAATTTGGATATATTTGTATTGTTTACCCAATAATCAGCATCATATCTACTAATTATTCCTGAACCAGCAGTAGTAACATAAGGATCATCCCATAATATATTGGCAGGATCTTGATTCCATCCAATATAGTCAACAGAAGTTTTTCCAGGTGCAAATACTCTATAAGAATAAGAATGATACCATTTACTAGTATCATTAGTAACATAACCCACACTATGACTACCTGATGCATAAGATAAATTATCGTTAGGTGCTAATGCAGTATATGTATTACTATTATTAGTAGGTATCCAATAATCTGTACCTTTACCTGCTAATTTACTAATACTAATATTAGTTATTGAAGTATCTCCAGTTAGTGCTGGCGCACCTCCAGCTAGTAATGGTCCTATGTATCTTCCACCAAAATTAATTTGATTGGTAGAAGATCCTGTAAGCTCGTTGGCTAGTGTAGATATAGAAGTATTACTTACAGCACCATTACTCAAATTGAATACAGAATAATATGACATTATATATTTCCTATTAAATTATCCAATTTTTTATTTAACTCTTTTATAGCCTGTACCAAAACTGCAGATACTAATGAATAATTTACGGCATATATTTTATCTAGTTTAACAGAATCATCAAAAGGCTTTGTTTCATAAACCAGCTCTGGAAACTGATTAATTAATTCTTGTGCCATTAATCCTAACATTTTCTTATTAGGATTATTTATATAATTAAAACTATATAAGTTTAAATTATTAATTTTATCTAATACTCCTGATACATTATTAACATTTTCTTTAACTCTTATATCAGAAGCGGAATAATAAGCTGTAATATCGCCAGTACATCTAAGTTCACCCGCAGTACCGCTAGCTGCAGTGCCTACACCTAGCGATCCAAACTGAACGCTGGCTGCTGTGTTAATGCTTTGGGGCAAACTTAGTGTTACAGCACCACTGGTAGTGCTAGCTGTAACTTGATTAGTTGTACCACTAACACTAGTAATACCAGTACTAGTAAAAGTTATTGTATCTGTGGTAGCATTAGTAGTAATAGTAATACCACTACCAACTAGTGTTAAAGTATCTGCGTTAGTATCAGCATCTACATCGCTTTGTCCATTAACAGTTATTTTGCTAAAAGCATTGGTAGCTATTTTAGAATATGCTCCAGTTGCATCAGACATTTCCCATGCATCACTTGTTTCATTCCATTTTATACCAACCGTAGCGCTTGTACCACGTAATACTTCTATACCAGCATCTTGAGTTGGTGATCCTGATAGAACATCGCTATTTAATGTAATTATATTATCTGCAATATTTAATGTACTAGTATTAACGGTAGTAGTTGTACCATTAACCGTTAAATTTCCAGTTATTGTTACAGCACCCTCTACATTTAAAATGCCACCAATATATAGATTTTCATTTATACCAACACCACCGCCAACAATTAAAGCACCACTAGTTTTACTAGTTGAACCAGTTGCATTTATAATATTAACACTGGTAAATCTACCAGTATTTGCTGTTGTACTTCCTATTGGTGTATTTTCTAGAGATACGGCAGTAATATTTCCTGCTGAATTAATAGAACCAGCTATACCTAATCCTCCACTAATAACTAAGCCACCTGTAGTTGAAGAAGTAGAAGCAGTAGTATTGGTCGCATTTAAAATACCGCCAATATATGTATTGCCTGCTATACCTGTTCCACCACTAACTATTAATGATCCTGTAGTTGTGGATGTTGAGGCTATACTAAAAGGAATCTTTAATCCAGTTGCTGAACCTAATCGTAGTGTTTCATTAGTATTATCTCTAATTATTAACTCATTGGCTACTTGATATATTTTACCACTGTGCGTACTATTAGTTAATGTTAAACCTAAAATGGTATCACTACTTAAATTTTTAGTTTCTAAAGCCGTTAGTCCACTAGGATATGTTAATGAACTTCTAAGTGTTATAATACTGCTACCGGTTCCGCCCGTTGCACTACCTATATCAAATCCTTGATGCACATATAATTTTTTAGCTATGCCTATGCCACCAGCAACTACTATGGCTCCAGTAGTTGGGCCCGTAGAATCAGTGGTATTGCTAATATTTAACACTTGGGTAGTATCAAATCCGCCTATGGTACCAATATCGCTAGCAGTCATTATGCCATCTTCTAGCTGTTTGCCAGTAGATACTAATCTTGCTAATACTGTTGCTCTAGTCATATATGCTCCAATTATTTGCCTATATATAGAGTAGATAATATTTCTATATATTTATTAAACCACTTCTGGAAATAAACAATTATTGATAAAGTCATTGATTAATTGCTCACTAAAACCAATGCTTTTTAAAACTTTTGGCGTATGTGGATTACATTTTTGTTGCTTGCAGTAGTAGTTTTGTTTATTAGTATAATCCACACTACTTGTACTCAATTCTACTAAATCTAAATATTTATTTAACATTGTTATACTTAGCTCTAATATAACACTTAATTCTGCTTCACTACTAATATTTCCAGCAGCAATCATATTACTACTAAATATTTTTTGTGCCCATTCAGGCAACTGTCTAGGCTTTGACCAAACAAGATCTTTTACTAGATCTTTATACCAATTACACATAGGATGTTTAGGGTCTATAGGACTAATATCTAAAAATGCTCCGGTTACCTTATTTGGGCCAGCAATAATATCAAAACCATATATAGGTGCATTTAGTTTAGTGTTTGGAAATACACATAGATGCATCATGTATAATTTTTTTGTGGTTATAGCATCTATACAATCTAAGTGGGCACGTCTTATATAACTATTACTAAAAACTTTATTAGTCCAGGTATAGATGTTTTTGTCAGGTATTGAAAAAGCCTTAGAGGATAGTATTTCTTCTAAGGCTTTTTCGTGTTGTTTTAGTCTATTAAAGATTATACTCATTAGCTATATTATCAAAAAGATCTATTGTTGATTTAAAACACCAATTAGCTTCAGTAGCCATGTTTAAATCTAAATTTGAACGTAAATTGTTAATTAGATCTAATCTATTATTAAACTGATACATTTTGCCACTTCCTGGCACTTTACTTTTAATTATTTGGCCACCATATAAATCACCCATATGTTTAGTGTATATATGCGACCATAACTCATTACTATTTAGTTTTATAATACGATTAAAATATTCAACAGTAGTTTGAAAAACAATAGCTGATGTATTTAACTCTACTAAATCCTGTAAAATTAAATGAGTGCGGTATATACCAGGTAGTTTATTTAATAAACTTACCGCTTTAGATTCTAGTATACTATATTGCTGTAATTGATTAGCTAAATAGGTTGCATATATTTGTTTGGTGATTTTACCACTAAGCAATAATTTGGTAAAAACATGATTTTCAGCAATTTTATGGTTTTCACTAGTTAGCTCTTTTAGAGTAAGCATATTAAGTTTTACATCCCCATAAACTAAGAGAATACCTTGTACCATAGAATACAGGTTTTGCTTTATGTGTTAATATAGAAGGAAATAAAACTACAGTTCCTTGTTTAAATGGCATTTTATGTACTTGATTAGCAATATAAATATTTAACCCACCGCCTAAATAATTATTTGGATTAGTTAATTCTACAACAGCACTTAGTATTCTATAATTACTATCATTTGTTCCTATGTCTATGTGTTTTGCATAGTGATCTAGTAGCCCATATTTAGCAAATTGTACTGGTTCTACTGATGTTAGCTTTATATCATGTGTTTCCTTACTTTCCCAAAACATTAAGTCAACTATTTTTTGTATAATTTCATCAGATTTGCTATCAACATCTTTGGCGATCCAACTAACTTTACTTTTTCTTATTAACATACTTGGTTTTTTATTATTTGAAATCTTTGCTGATTCTAACTTGATCGTATTATTTTCGATCAAATAATTGCACTCTTGTTCAGTTAAAAAATTATGATAATACTTATAAATTGGTTTCATGTAATATATTTTTAATTTTTATCTAAGTCAATATTAAAGCTAACCATTATACGATCACTATCAGAATGATTTTGTTCTGTTAAATGTGGTAGCCAAGAAGGAAAAATAATCATTTGTCCTTGTTCAACTATATGCGTATAGATTGTTTTAACAGTTGGAAAATAATTTATATCTGCTATACACATTGTTTTAGCAACAGCTGCGGGATCCTTAAATATTAAATTACCACAGTTATTAGAAACTTTAGCATAAAATACGCCACTTAAAAGAGAATTAGAGTGTATATGCTCTGGCACATAAGTTTTAGGCGGATATATTGTAACCCAACTATTTACAAATTTAATATTTTTATTACTGTCATTTACAGTGGATATCATAGTATTTGCAAAATCATATAAAAAATCAATTACTTCTTTCCACTCTGGTAAATCAAGTAAAGAATTAGAATTAAAAGATGTAACACCATAGTTATTAAAATCTTCTTTAGAAGATGAACGTTTAGCATAATTCCAGCCTTCAGAAACAAGCCCCGCATTGGAGGCTGTTTCTATAAACTTATAAGCAAGAGTACATATTTTTTCTTGTATATGTTTACTATCACTATAACCAACTAATAGTGGTGTTTGAAAAATATTTTGTAGAAATTGATTTGTCAGCTTGGTTTGGTTGGCCATTCAATATCGCTTTGTTGTTGAATCTGTGTATTTAAGTATAAATTAGGTAAATCTCTTAAAGCTTGTCTATATGCTGCCCATTCAGCCTTTTTTTCAGCAGAAAGTGGGCTATCTATAGTTTGAGTCCAATCAGATTCAACTAGCAAATAACTTCTACGTGATCTGATAAACTTATCTATTAATTCTTCGTGAGTAAATTCGCGAATTGTAATTCTATTGCGAACAATTCCGTCTATATCAATAAAATATTCTGGCAATGCTTGGCTAACAGCATTTGCTGGAAGTGGTGTAAACTCAAATTTAGCATAACCATATTTTTTTAATACATCTTCAGTTAAAATAGATTCTTCTAAAACATACTTTAAGTTATCTCCAGTTAGTGGATGATTTATTGGGTTACCGTTATTATCAAGTTTTATATATAACATTTAATTATTCTCCTAGCTTGGGCCACTTGGTGAGACATCAGCAACATTAGTATTAGGATAACTACGATTGCTACCCCACATAATTCTAACTGCTCCACTACCACCCTCTCCACTAGCACTAGGCCAACCACTTCCTGGGCCACCACCACCACCTCCATAATTACCTCCTGGAATATTAGTACTACTTTGAGCAGTACTACTAAATGGATTTTCGCCATAGCCACCATTGCTACCACCATGAGCACCACTGCCACCGCTACCAGTACTTGGACTATTGTTATAGCCCTGAAATGGATTATAGAATGGGTTACCTGGGCTTGGATATCCTGTTTTACCCAAAATACCTACGCCACCACCAGCACCAGTTCCATAAGTACTGCTATAGTATGCGCCACCACCTCCACCATCTAAACTAGCATTCCAGGTCTCTTGTTGATTATATCCACGAGCTGTATAACCGCCAGCGCCACCTGCAGAAGTCCAGTTACTAGCGTTGCCACCTGCACCACCACCATCACCTACATAACCACCACCATAACCATTACTATTTGGACCACGATCACCAACTCCTCTATTAGCGTTAGTACCACCATAGCCAGCTACTGTAGTAAGTGAGTTAAAATAACTATTACCACCAATTAGTGAATCATTATTGCCATTAGAGCTTACTCCACCACTACCAACAACTACTGTATAACTCTGTCCAGGATTTACTGAAATATTATTTTTCCAACCTAAACCGCCACCAGCACCTGCAGGATTAGCCCAACCATCTTGACCAGCACCACCACCGCCTACGGCAACAACACTAACACTAGTAACACCACTAGGAGCAGTCCAACTATAAGTTCCTGGACTTGTGTATGCATTCTGTCCTTGAATTAGGCCTAAGTAAACTAACCATGTATAACTTCTTGTAGCTGTATAAATACCATTAGTAGCAGTTACTGTAAAACTATAGGGACCAATATAAGTTCCAGATCCTGTACTAGGAGTAGTTCCGGATAGCGTACCATTTGATGCAAGAGTTGCCCAAGTAGGTAAAGCACCTTCAGTAATTGTATGTACTACTGTACCAGTTGCTGCAGTTGCTTGTGTAGCTGTTGAACTAAATGCTGTATTAGTTGGTATACCTGTTGTTATATTAGCTGTGCTAAATACTGGTACAGCAGCATTTACATATAGAGTAATACTCTTTTTTAATGTCTCACCAGTAGTAAATGCTGCTTGAACACTAAATGCACTATATGTACCAGTACTAGTACCACTTCCAATAGTTAACAAGCCTGTGCTGCCATTAATTGTAACCCCGCTAGGTACAGTTCCTATTAAGCTATAATTAGGAGTTCCTGCAACAGCAGCAGAAAAAACATCATATTGAACAGTCTTAGTAAGAGAAGTTTGATGGTATATAATACTAGGTCCAGCTACAGAGTTTGTTTTAATTCCTACATAAGTTATTACAGCAGCTTCAGTAGGAACAGCTAAATTGCTATTACCACTCATAGTACCATCACTGCTAAATTCATTGATAGATTCGCCTAATTGTGCACCTATACTACCTAGTCTTAAGCTACTTAAACCTGCTAAATCAAAAGCACTTGCATTTAGTGTTGCTTTACCAGTACCTTGATCAATTTTAAAATAATCTCCTACTCTAAAATTACCGTCTTGATCCGTACTAACATAAAATATTCTTCCTGGAAATATTTGTTTTGCCTCATTTCCTTGACTAGGACTTTGTGTTGGTGTGCCAGGATAATTTGTAGTAGTTATACCACCTGTACCAATATTTAAAAAATCATGTCCAGTTAGTCTAATTTGTGAGTATTTTGAACGTAAGGTTACTACAGTTGTAGCTGGACTACTATTTGTTTTTTCTTGTGCAAGTACTACAACTATAATACTATTTGAATCTGTATATGTTCCAGTATAGCTTTGAATTACATAAGCATTACTATCGTCACCTAGTTGAAGACTTTGGCCGGGTTTTGGAGCAGCAGTTAATGTATTTAATACTAGTACAAAACCTTTTTGGCCTTCTAAAGCTCCTGTTGTTACTGTACCAGTACCTCCACTAGTAAATGTTAAAGTATTGCCTACTGTAAATGTACCAGTTGTATTACGCAAATAAACTTTATTAGCACTGTATTGTACATTTGTAACTATACCAGTTGCTCCGCTATTACTTGTGCAGGTATCACCAGCACTAATATTACCACCACTATATAAGAAATTTAGTTGACTACCTAGTACTTGAGCCGTTATAGCAGTTTCACTACCATCAAATCCTCTACTATAAGCACCATAAGTTCCATAACTATTATTGCCATTTAAAGCTCGTATATGTCCACCGCCTGTACAAGCGTAACCAAAATAGCAATAATAAGTAAAACAGCTAACTATTTCTGCTTTAGCACCGTCTTTAACCCAATAACCCACACCATTATCGCTAATAACTGTGTATCCATGAAATATCATAGACTTATAGCCACTAGCATGCACGCTACCATCTACAAGTGCACCTATACAACCACTACCGATTGCAGTACATTCCAATATATAAGGAGATTTAGTAGTAACAGTGATATTAGGATTAAGTCTAGCTACAACACCTTTAATAGTACTAGTAGTAATATCTTGAGCAGTTGTTCCTGTAACCCATCCAGTCATGCCTTTAAATGTCATTTTGTTTAAAATAGATCCATCTGACATATAAAACATAGTAGCCTGAGCGTTGGGCGTTGTTCCATCATCACTATTACCACTTTTAGGTTGAATAATAACTGTACGTTGATTATCGCCTACAATAGCTACATTACTAGGAACTGTAATTGGTAATTGCTCATTATAAGTACCACTTTTAACAAAAATAGTGCTACCAGTAGGTACATTGGCACAGGCATATTTTAAGGTTAAATAGGGAGTACTTAAACTATTACCTTGACCAGCACTATCAGCTCCATGTGATGCAACATAATAAACATTAGCACTAGCAGTATTTTGTAGTAATAAAATATTCCAGTAAGTTGTATTTGTTGGTACATTACCTGTACTAGGAGCGCTATTTATATATTGATATATACTGCCATTGTACAGTACAGTACTACCACGTCCATATTCTGTAGCAGAACTATAAGCTCCTTCCCAGAATAGTCCACTAGCTAGCAATCCCCAGAATTGGGTGTTACTAGTTAGGGTACCAGTAGTTTTGGCTGTGCTAATATATACATAGCCATTACCTTTATAAAACACTACATCATTAAATTGATATTCAGTAGTAGAGCTCCAAGTGCCTTTAAACTGAAATCTAATCTTACCTAAATCTAAAATTTGAGCCATTACTTGTACTCCATTAATAATCGGCCATTGCTTGTAACACTAAATTTTATAGTGTCGCTTGACCAAAAATATATTAAATAGTCTTGTGCACTTGTTGCATATTCGTCAGGTAGATATACTGTAGTACCATCTACACCATTATCAAAATCAAAATATAGCTGACCATTTGGAGCATCCATGCGAAAGCCATAGAAAGCTTTGTCTGCATAATCATGTCCAGTAGTAGCATTGTATCCTGCATAAATTCCACCAGCCATTATGATACTCCTTGTAAATAGGATAATACTATTTCAAATGCATTATTATCACTAGCACTAGCGCTAATAGTATCTCCAACTTCTAATATTAATTTATTACCAGATATAAAATCAATATAGGCTCCTGCTTCAATACGTCTAGCCTTTGCTATATGTGCTGAAGTACCGCCACTTTTATTTATTTTTATAGTAATTGGTAATACCGAACCATAAACATTTGTTGCTATTAAACCAATAATTACTGTTTTTGAACTTGGAGTAAATACAGTTACATTTGTAAGTCCAATACCAGTTTTTATTGCACTTTTAAATTCTGCTGCCATAATTTACCCCAATGCAATTGCAGCTATAATACTTTGATCAGTAACTAAAGTATCTGTTTCGGCTTTTGTATAAGCATTAACTAAACTAGCTGCATAATACGTAATAAATTTTAAAACATCGCCAATAATACATGCTTCAGCTAAAACTACACTGGTTCCATTATTAGCAGTAAAGTCACTTGTTTGTAAAGCTACACCATTTAAGTATACATCTATAAAACCAACAGGATATCCTCCTGGTATGCTAAAAGTAGTTTGACTAGCTGTAGCCGTTGTTTCATACAGCGATCTGGCTTGATTACCACCACTACCGCCTTGAGCACCACTACCAGTACTAATGGTGCCTACAGTACCATCAGATTTTTTATAGTATAGTATACCATCAGCATAGTTTATAACTATTTCACCAAATTCTAGTGATGCAGCTGTAGGTACAGTTCCTGTAGTACCACTACGTTTTAGTTTAATTCGGTTTGCCATAACTTACTCCTAGTAAGTTCCGCCATCTATAGTAAATCCATCTAATATAGATACTGCAGCTCCGGCTCCTGTTAAGTTACCTCCAATATACATAGATTTAGCAACACCAATACCTCCAGCAACTACTAATGCTCCAGTAGCAGTAGTGGTAGAATCTGTTGTATTACTTAAAGTTACTATGCCTGAAAGCGTAAAATTTCCACTAAATGTGCCACTTAGTGCTCCACTATTTATAGTAGGACTAGTAAGTGTTTTATTTGTAAAAGTTTCGGTTCCAGCTAATGTAGCTAATGTACCTGCTGTTGGTAAAGTAACGCTTGTAGCAGCCGTCACCGTTAATGTAGTAGCAAATGCACCACTAGTAGTAAGGTTTCCACCTAGTGTAATTGTTTTACCACTATTATTTATACCTGTTCCACCATACTGTCCAGAAATTACTGAACCTTGCCAAGTACCTGTACCTATAGTACCAACTGTAGTTATTGTATTTTGACCAGCATAAGTGGCAGCAATATCAATACTATCAGCTGCAACAGTAATTCTATCTGTTGTACCTCCAACATCTAGTGTATTGCCGGTTTTTGTTAAACCAGCTCCAGCAGTAATTTGACCAGCACCACTAAATTGTACCCAAGTTATTGCTGTTGTACCAATTGTAATAGTACCATTATTTGTGCAAACAAAACCATTATCAGCATTAGTTGTGCCTTCTTCCACAAATGTAAACATTCCAGGACCAACTTCTACTATTGGACTATTTGCATCTGCATCTGTAGCTCTTGTTAACACCCAGGCAGCAGCACCGCTACCAACTGTTGTAACAGTATAAATACCATTTTGTAAGCCAACAGTTTGATCTTTAATTAATATTCTTTCTCCAACTGATAAACTTACTCCATCAATTGTTATTGCTGCTAATGCTCCACTATTTGTAAGTGTTGCGCCAACACCACTAGTACCATTTGAATAGGTAGCTGTTAAATTAGTAGTAGTAGCAACACGTACTGATTCTTTAACGTCTAAACCAGTTTTTACAGCATCTACATAATTTTTAGTTGCTGCATCTTGTGCCTGTGTAGGATCAGCTACACTTGTAATACGCTTACTAGCAACATCTACTGTACCTGTTCCTTGTGGAGTAAGATTTATAGTAGTATTACCAGTTCCTGAACTAATACTTAAATTATTATTTGGATTAGTTGTTATACCCCCATTATGAACAGTTGCAGTATTAAAAGTACTAGTACCTGTAACTGCCAATGTACTACTTAATGTAGCAGCACCTGTAACACCTAGGGTACTACTTAATGTAGCAGCACCTGTAACACCTAGTGTATTACTTAGTGTAGTAGCACCTGTAACACCTAGGGTACCGCCAACAGTTGCATTAGAACTTAGTGTAGCAACACCTGTAACACCTAGTGTACTACCAACTGTTGCAGCATTAGTAATAGCTACTGTTGCATTACGAATAGTTGTTGTACCAGTATTAGCAGCACCAATAGTTATTGTAGTACCGGCTCCAAAAGCATTTATAGTTGTTGCAGTAGTGTTAATATGATTAAATGTTGTAGCAGTAGTAGTAATATCACCGCCATTAACAGCCAGTGTACTACTTAATGTAGCAGCACCTGTAACTGCCAATGTACTACTTAATGTAGCAGCACCTGTAACACCTAGGGTACTACTTAATGTAGCAGCACCTGTAACACCTAGTGTATTACTTAGTGTAGTAGCACCTGTAACACCTAGGGTACCGCCAACAGTTGCATTAGAACTTAGTGTAGCAACACCTGTAACACCTAGTGTACTACCAACTGTTGCAGCATTAGTAATAGCTACTGTTGCATTACGAATAGTTGTTGTACCAGTATTAGCAGCACCAATAGTTATTGTAGTACCGGCTCCAAAAGCATTTATAGTTGTTGCAGTAGTGTTAATATGATTAAATGTTGTAGCAGTAGTAGTAATATCACCGCCATTAACAGCTAAATCACCAATAATAGTAGTATCACCACTTGAACTATCAACAATAAATTTATCTGTACCAGTGCCATTCTTTATTTTAAAATATTCTGTAGCAGGAGTATCTGATCCAATAATAGTTAAATTACTATTAAATGTAGCATTACCTGTAACTGTAGCTGTACCACCTACATTAAGATTCTCACTGATTCCGGCTCCACCAGTAATAACTAAAGAACCTGTAGAAGCACTTGTACTAGTTGTACTTTGTAATAAACTTAATTTAGTTCTGTCTAGTTGAGCAACTTCTACAGAAGCTGTACCTGCTGCAGTTTCTGCATAAAAATGAATAATTCCATCACTAGCTGCAGGACTACTTTCTGCAGTGATATAAGTATATCCATCTACAGATTTTACTCCTCCTAGAGATCCCCAATTTGTGCCACTATAACCTTCAAATTGACTAGTATCATTATTATATCTAATAGTTCCTTGAATTGCTGGTCCACGCTGAGCAGTTGTTCCTACTGGTATTACTACTCCATTAGTTCCTATAATGCTTACATAACCTGTGCCATTTGGATCTAATAATATATTACCATTAGTATCTGTACTACTAATTGTGTTACTATCAATAGTAATGTTATCAACATTCCACTGATCAATTTTTTTATTACTATCTACAATTACACCAGCACTAGCTATTAAGCTACCATGCGTATGTTTTAATAAATCTGTAAAATATTTTCCACCAATTACAAAATGATTTGCAGCATTACCAGCAGTTTCTGTACCAAAACCTAAATATAATCTGTCACCACCATTTGCTTGTGTTCCTGTTAAAGCTGAGTATGCCAACTCTCCACTACCTAGTGTGGTTGGATCTCCAGCAGTATTAGAACGCTTGATACGAATAACTGAAGCCATATATTATCTCCGATTAATAGTAGCCACCTTCCATATTTTGGGCATCAAGCGTTGTTGTTGCTACCCATTTTTGTACAGTTTGGTTATAAACTAGTATACCACCATTTGTTAAATTTGTTACATCTACATTACTTAAACCTTGTAAAGTTGTTACCCCTTGTGGACCTATCATTCCAGCTACTACAACTTTAGGCTCTTTTTTCTCTATTACTACAGTATTATGTTTTTCAGTTACAATAGTTTCAGTTGTCATCTTGTAACCTCTTGAACTAGTGTTAAATTACCTGTAAGAAAAGTTTCTACTATTCCGCTAGAATCGGTTAATTCTAAGCTATAAACTGCTGTAGCAAAAGTAAACAATCTTGTTTGATTAGCAGGAATATTTATGCTAATAGTATAATTTGTGTTATCAATAAGTATTCCACCATTGCTACTAGTTAACTCTAATATTGTTGTAGCACTGTCTAATGTTTCTCTTATCTGCATTTGAGCAGTATATCCGACCAAAGGTATAGGTGTATTCCACTCTACAACACCACCGCTAGTATAAGCTGTAAAATTAGAACTATTTAATTGATTTATTGTTAGGGTATTGCTCGTTACACTAGTTGCTAAGTAGTATTCATCGTCGCCTATTTGATTAATCTCTTTCATTCCACTAACACCAGTTACTCGAAATCTCCAATTAACTGGTATATTATGATTAGCACTAGTAGTTATAACACAAGGAGCACTTTTAGCAATTGTACTAATTTGTGCATATTGTTTAGTTTGTGATTCCCATCGAAAAGTTTCAAAAAATGTACTGCCTTGATAAATTTTATAATTAAGTTTTGCTGGTGTCATATTTACACCTTTATTTTTCTAAGAGCAGCTAATTTTTTAAAACTATTAAGCTCTAATGTTAATGCACTTACTTCTTCTTGTAGTTTATTATTATCTATACTTAATTTAGTTAGTTGATTATTTAGCTCAACTATTTCTAGTTGCAGTTTAGTTAATTCTTCGGTAAGTTTAGCATTTTGTGTGCCCATACGCTCTAATTCTTTATGCATCATTTCTATAACTGTAGTTTCTGCATTAGTAGTTCTCCACTCTTTTACAAGTTTTTGAATACCTACACCTAGCGCAATTATAGCCATTGCAGCAACCGATATGGTTTGTACTAAGCCGTGATTTTCAATAGACTCCATAATTTCTCCTTACCAGCCTATAATAGAAAAACTATTTGAATAAAAATCGTGCACTAAATAACTTATGCTACTGATTTCTCTTTTACCATAAATAATATAATCTTGTTCATTTCTATTATTTCCTTCAGGAAATACACTTACTGCTATATTTCTATAATTACCTACATATTTAATAATTTTTATTAATTCTTGCTTATCTGTTTTGCTAAGAACACCTAAATTAAAATTTAATTGATCATGTATAGTACCACGATCCGCGTATAAATCTCCAGCATCGCTACGACTAGTTTGTGTAGTATCACTTATAGTAAGTTCTAAACCATCCTTATTAACACCTAAACTAGGTTCCCAATATTTACCACATACTATTCTGCTACAATCAATATAGCTTGGATATGCTGGATTTCCTATAGTAGTTTTTCCGTTATCTGCTAAATTAATAGTTAAGGTTGTAACATTATATGTGCTAGGAAACCAAAGAGCTGTTTTGCTTAAACCACCATAAGGAAAGCTATTTACATTTTTAACACCTGAATAGTTGTCTAAAGTAGTACTAGTACAAGCATTAATTGCACTAATAGTAGTTATTCCATTTACTACTGCACTAATTGTAGCACTACTACTTAAGTTTGTTGCTGGTAAAATTATTCCATTAATTTGTTCAGAACTAGGCCAACTAAGTGTATAGGTTACTGTAGTGCCTGTGCTACGATGAGCTAAACTTTTTGTATTAGTAGCTAGACTTGTGGCAGCTAATCCGTTTGTTACAGTTGTACTAGCAGTTATATTAGATGCTCTTTCAGCTGCATTATCATAAATAATTCTAACATTTGCCATTATATTTCCTCTATGGTATGTTGTTACCACTATTAATTTTAGGCAACTAATATCTACTGTTACTGGCTTTGTAACCTTTAAATAAAAATATTTGTAGCTTTTACCATTCTTACATATTATAACATAAGAGCAAAAACTTTTCAACTATAAAAAATACCTTGCTCAAACCGTTTTTGAGCAAGGTATTGAAGGAAACTTTACAGCTTTAGCTTTCGTGTCGACTGTGATTTCCGTTTTGGTTTAGTGAAATTGATCGCTCAGTCGAGGGTAATTTGATCAATCCAAATTTTTAAAGTAATACTAGGCAAAATAATATGCTGCTACACCTGCTGCATAAGAAGTTAAATATCCGCCTATTCTTAACAGATAATCTCCATCTTCTGTAACTTGCCAACTAATATAACTTGCCGTACCATAACCAGTATAATCATCATTTTCAGCAACTGTAGTACCAGCACCTATTTTAACAATTCGTAAATATGTATCTTTATTAGGAGAAGTTATACTTGTTCCTGTTAAGCTTCCTGCATTACATGTACCAAATTCTATAACTTGACCTTGACGTAAAAATATAACAGTATTATTAGTATTTTCTGTAGCATTATTAGTAGCACCAACATCAAATGCTATTAATGTTACACCATTACTATTAGCACCACCTACTATTCCCCATGCAGTAACAGTATTAAGTTCGCCAAGAGCACTAGTTGCTGTAAAAAGTGCGTTATGTCGCATAGTACCTCCAGCAATAGTACCACTAAAACTACCACTAGTTTGTCCTGCTGCTATACTTATAAGTCCTCCTTGATACCAAGTATCCTTAAAAACATTGGGTGTTCTTTGATCAATTGTAAATGCTAGAGCATTAGCGCTAGTACTAGTTGTATTTTGATAAACTGTTATAGTATAATTCTGAAATGATTTAGCAGGATTTGGACTTAAACCAATACTAGTTAATTTAATAGCTGCTACTGGTGTAGTACTAGTATCAGATACGCTTACTGTTGTAGCTGTTGCTACAATAGTTCCGCTGGTGCTATCTGTTCTTACTTTAAAATCAATAGTTTCGCCACCTTCTGTTGTTGAATCAGCAGACAACGTCAATGTAACTGAACCTGCGTTACTGGTTATTGTAAAACTTCCACTATTGACATTTTCTTGAAAATCAGCCGCCACTGTTGTACCAGCATTAGTCCAATATAATGTAGTGCTATTAGCAACGTTAGTTGTTGTTACATTAAATGTAACTGCACTACCTTCATTTACTGTTGTTGTACTTGGAGTAACACTATATGTTGGAGCTGCTGGAACACTAGTATCATTAATAGTATATAAACCTGTTTGATAGTATGGAGCTCCTTTTGGTTCGGTATTCCATGCAGTCGCAGAATAGAAATTTATTCTAAATGTTTCTGAACCTTCTGTAGTAAGATCTGCTGCAATAGTTATTGATTTAGTTCTACTTACAGTACCATCAGCGCTAGTGTGAGAATGAGCTAAACTACCAACAAAATCAGCAGCAGTTACATTTGCACTACCTTCTACTGAAGTATAGATAGTTCTAGGTGCCCCACTACTAGTGTTATCAGTTAAATCAAAAGTAAATGTTACTGAACTATTGCTATTTTCATCTATTGTAGTAGGTGATACTGTTACATTACTTACAACTGGATTAGTATAGCTAGCTAATACTGTAATAGTAGTGCTTCCAGCACTATTGCTATTACCATTACTATCAGTAAAAGCTCCTGCAGCTATACTAATTGTAACTGTAGCTGCTGTAGCTGGAGCTGTATAAGTAAAACTATAACTTGAACCACTACCACTAAAACTACTAATACTACCTGCACTAACTGAAATATCTCCACTAACCAAATTTGTAGTGTTTTTACTAGTAGTAACTGTAACCGTTGTAGTTGCACCTGTATTTATAGAATTATTTGCTGGTGTAAGTGTTACTGTTGGCGCACTAATATCATTTATTGTTATATTTATTGTGTTTCTTAAAGTTGTACCATTCGGACTATAGGCATTAATAGTAACGCTTTGATTTCCTGAGCTAATATTTGCTGCTGTAACTATTACTTCTTTGTATAAATCTACATATTTATTATAGCTAGGAGAGCCCTGTTCAGTATCTAGTGTTCCACTCATAGTACCTGTAGCATTAGCAATAGTTAAATTAACGTTACTACTAGTAAAACTATAGGTTGGCAGTGGAGGGGCTACACCCACAGCAGGATCAGTATAAATAAATTCTAGTATTTGACTAGTTCCGCCATTTAGTGAAGTTATTGTAGTGTCACTACCATTTTTTAACCGTAATGTCCAATTAGTACCTGCAGTACTAGTATCAGCTATAGTTACTTGTGCACTTGTTGCTACTACTGTGCCTGTATAGCCATCAGTTCTTAAACTAATTGTAAAAGCTTCGTTACCTTCAGTTAGTTGGTCTGCAAAAGTAGTAAGAGTAAATGTATTACCTGAGCCTATTGTAATAGTACCTTGATTTTGACTAGGCGTAAAGTCTACCCCGGCTACGTTGTTTAGGGTCCAGTATAAAACTGTACCATTTGGTACATTTGTAGTAGTTACTGTAAATGTTACTGATTGTCCTTCGTTTATGCTAGTTACATTGGGAGTAATACTATAGGTTGCAGCAGCAGTACTGTGTGTATGTTGTACAGGATAATCTTTAATTTGTTGTATTCCGCTTTGAGTTGCTGTACAACGTAATATACAAACATAAGTACCACTACTACCAGATTGAGATAATGTAGCATAGGTTAAATTACTAGCAGTAGTTAGTGTAAAATTACCGCTATTTTCAATAATTGTCCAATTGTAGGTAATTGCTGTACCATCGCCACCACTTGTTGTTACATTATAAATCTTAGTAGTAGTACAACTAGTGCTATAACTACTGCTATAAGTACAAGTCTCGCTCCCAGCCCCTGGACTAATAGTTAGAGTTAAATTATTAGTTGAGCCTGATCCACCACTACTATTACCACCCAATAGTTGAGTATTTACAATAAAAATAGTATTGTCGTATTGACTACCATTAGTACTAGTATAATTATAATATGCATCTTCAAATCCAGTCTCAATTGCTACTATTTTATAATATATAGTACTATTTTGACGTCTAAATACACCACGATAACTACTAACAGTAGAACTCACTGTATTTGGTATACCACTAACTATTTCTTGTTGAAATTGTGGTATAACTAGTGCAGAATACGGCCCATATAATGAGTTATTTGTAATGCTTTGTTCGTTATCATTATAACTTATTAATGGAGATTCCTGTATACCAGCAATATTTACATGCTGTAATCCACTATCAAAAGTTAATTTTTGTGTAGCACTACTATCCCAAACCCTTAGACCATAATTATCACTACTCTGACTAATATTGTTTAATTGAAATACATATCCTTCTGCTAAACTATATGCAGCACCTGCTGAAGGTGTTACATAACTAGTTTGTACTATATATGGACTTGAACCGGCACCTATAAAACTATCGCCAGTAAACCAAACATCTGTACTTTCTGGTATAGTGTACATTATTAATTTATCAGAATTAACATCTCCATAACTAATCGTTTTTTCATGGTATCTAACTAATCCAATAGTATAATCAGGTGCACTATTAAAAACTATTTTTCCTCTAAATACTGGAACTGGATAATTATTAGAAACTAATCTGTCGCCATTACTATTAGTAACCATTAAGCCATAACTTGGATCTGTAGTTCTTGTAGCAAAAATAGCAAGTACGGTTACATTACTACCAAACGCTGGAAGTTGAAAAGCATATCGTCTAGTAAAAGTAATTACCGCTTGATTATAAGCATTAGTACTAGTAGTAACACTATATGGGCCAGCTTGTAGAGTATAATATTTTAAATATTGTGCTCCTGGTATATTAGTATAAGTAATAGAAGCAGAATTATAAACAGGAATATCACCTATAGTTCCTGGAACTGGGGCTAACTCTAATAACTCTATAAATACTCTACCACCTATCATATTGTTTATAAGTACTGGATTAGCAGGAGTGCTAGTAAATGCAGTTGCGCTACTATTTCGTTCTAGTTGTAGACCATCAAACCATACACTAGTTCCTGCAGGGCCGCTATCAGGACCGTCAAGTCTAATTTGAACGCCTTTAGTAGCCGCACTTGTCATAGTGTAGGTAAAACTTAAACGTGTCCAACTAGTAGTTATACTTACAGCTCCTGCACTATAATCTGGGGAGCTAAATACTCCACCACTATCATCAGCACCAAAAATAAATAACTGACATGTGCCCATGCCTGCCTGGCTACCCTTTATATAACAACTTAGGGTGAATGTATCACCAATTTCTGCTATATCTAGAGTCCATTGTTTGGCATTATAGCAAGCTGCGTAAGGATCACCACCTGTTATACTCATTTTTAGTGGTATGCTACCGCTAATTGCACCAGCAGTACTTGTATCAGCAGAAAGAGTACAATTATTAGTAGAAGCAGTACCTAACCAGGCATATATATTAGTAGGGCTAGGAAATAAATTATTTGAATAAGTGCTCCATGCTTTAATACCGTATGCCATTATTTAATACCTTTAATATTTTAATTACCAATTACTTAAATTTCCAATTCTAACTCGTAGATTACCACTACTATCTATTACTTTCATACCATTTACAGTTATATAAACTGCTGCATTTCCAGATATTGATTGAATAGTACCAGCAGTAATAGTGCCCATATCTGCTGCTATAGCACTTAACTGCGCTACTTTGAAATAGCTTAAATAAGGAATACCCCAACTTGTAGTAGTGCTACCGGCTGACTGTGTACCATCACTTTCCCACTGAACTTCTCCACTTGATAGTGTTGGTGGCGTGGTTGTCCAAGTTTGAGAACCAGCAGTAGGAACTGCTCCACTAGTTGTAGTTGCAGCATAATTTGTACCAGCTACCCAACTAGTACTAGTACTAGTAGTTTTTGTATATGCTTTAAATACACTGGCTCCTGATGTTCCTGAACCTTGTGGGCCCACTTTTGTAGCACTCATAGGTATTGAACAAGATGCTATAAGAGTTCCGCCACTAGAAGCGGTATATGCCTTGAACGTAATAGTTTGAGGCATATTACTATATAGACTTTGTGGGGTATAATTGTATGTAGCAGCAGTTGTAGCAGCTACAGCACTAGATGTTGCAGATTCACTACCACTACCTATAGTATATGTCCAATAATATGGTACAGTAAAATTAGTGGGAGTAATTGTAACTGTAGAATTTACAGGATTAGGGGTACCACCGACAGCATCATATGTAAAAGTAAGGGCAGTTGCGCTTGCAGTTAAAAGTGGGGGACTTATACCATTTGTACCGTTTGTACCGTTTGTACCGTTTGTACCGTCTGTACCGTCTCTACCGTCTCTACCGTTTGTACCGTTTGTACCGTTTGTACCGTTTGTACCGTTTGTACCGTTTGTACCGTTTGTACCATTAGTTCCTGGAGTACCTTTTAAATTAACTGGTATTGTTTCTTCATCTAGTTTTAAAGCTTTATTGGCAGTAGTATATAATCTAAAATATACTGCTGATGTACCATTAGCTAAGTTACTAGTTGTTACAACACCGGTTGCAGGTAGTACAGTAGCTGTAGCAGCCTCACTACCACTATTATCCCATTGAGTATAGTATAAACTCTGA